TTATCACGCCTGTCTGATAAAGAACTTATGGAAGTTACTTGTGCTCTAATAGTTGCAATATCACTGTCACCTAATGTTATTTCATTATCAACAGATGTTGAAGATGCAGCGGCGCCGTGTCCTATTATAATATTGTTATCACCGGTTTCTAAAGCATCACCTGCATTAGTTCCTATAATTGTGTTACTGTTACCTGAAGTTATAGCAACCCCTGCTTGATATCCTATTATTGTAGAATTATTAGCACCACTTCTGGTCATATCTTTACCTGCTTGGTAACCTAATAAAACAAACTTACTAACAGCACCTGCACCCGCCATAGTTTTTCCAGCTTGGTATCCTATCGCTATATCTCCTTGTACACCAGGAGCGTTTTGGCGTTGATATGCTTGTAAAGCTTGGTATCCTATTGCCACGGTTCCACCAGCTACCGCATCAGTCTCATAAGCCTCAGCTCCTATAATTACATTATAATTTGAAGAACCGACAGCATGACCCGCGTTTTTTCCAATAAGAACATTTGAAGAAGCACTTGTTGCTGAATCCCCCGCGTGGCCTCCTATAAAAACGTTTTGAGTACCCGTTGTAAGTGCGTATCCGGCGTCATACCCTACGGCAACATTAATATTATCGTAACCAGAAGGGTTTGAAGTTGCTAAAGCTCTATAACCTATAGCAACGTTTTTACGCCCAGTAGTTTCAGTACTTAGTGCTAAATAACCTATAGCCACACTGCTGTGCCCCGAGGTTAAAGCTGTACCAGCATTATAACCTATAGCTACAATGTTATCACCTGATGTAATAGAATCTAGAGCACCAATACCCACCCCAACATTATATTCAGCTGAAGATAAAGTCCCGGTTGTATTATGACCTATAAGTATACTGCCCGTAAAGTTGGTACCCTCTATTTTAAAGTTTTGAAAATTTGTATTAACGTGCCCAAATGCAGCTCTCAGAGTATCCCCAGTACCATCATTAGCAGCTGAACCTATATTTATTGTTGTTATCGCCATTGTTTATTTTTTATGTAATTGTTTGATCTGCAGTAAAAGCTATAGAGTCTATGGTAACCTCACTGTTATCAACTGTTATCAAACCTCCTAATATAACATCGGGGTTAAATAAAGTCTGAACGTGTTCTACGTTTAATTTGAGGTTTAATAAAGGCATATTAGTAGAGTGCTATAATATCAGTAGTAGTTGTACCTAACGCAAATATTCTATCTACCTGCACGGGTAGTAATGTACCAGCAGCTACGTTTTGAAATAATATAGCTCTGTATATTTCGTAATTTTCATTTCCATCAGGGAATGTGTCTGATGAAGAATTAGACGCATCAGCTAAAGAAAGAGTAGTAGCACTATCGATAGCTTGAACGAAACATGCTGTACTATCAGTTGTATTTACAGCAATATCTCTTTTTTGTATACCACCGTTTACAGTAGTAAATAATGCTCCTGAGTCAACTAACTTATTTGCAGTATTTCCATCTGCAGTACCAGTTGCTATAGGATCACTTTCTCCCGAAAGCAATACACAAACATCTCCTGCTGTACCTATATATAAAGCCGCTCTATTAGAAGCACTTACTGCGGTTAAGTTTTCTAAGTTTAAAGTATTACTTGTAAAGTCTAAGGCAGCACTACCTTTTGTACTACTGTCTTTTATAACTACAGCTCTATTAATAGTTTCTACACCATTTTTTTCTCGATACTGTCTGTTATTTTTATGGGAGTTCCCAATAATATCTCCGTATGCCATTTTTGTTTATCTAGTTTTATCGTTATTTATTAGTTTGATTGCTTTTTTCATTACCTTATCAGTATAACTTAACCCTTTCATAAATGGGTTATGTCTTTCACTTACAGGCAAGTCGCACTCACCTAATAATATCTTATATATTTTGTTTATTAAAAGTCTACACTTCGTAGAAGTTTTATATATATTGTATTTTTGAGTTGTTTTGTTTCTTTTTCTCCATACAACAATCCAACCTTCTCTAACTAATCTTCTCCACCGGTCTTTATCCCAGGAATATGTGTAAACACCATCTATATAATCTTGTCTACTAAAAAGGTCAATACAATCAAAATATATTAGTAACTCTAAATCAGCATCTGTTAAATTATTAGTTTTGCATGCCCATCTCCGTATTATTCTGTAGTGTTTTAGCAAACCAATTTCTTTCAAATCTTTTGCTTCTAACCTTCTCATAATACTATAACAACATCTTGCTGTTTAATTACTAAAAATATTTTATCGTCTATTTCAACATGAAAACCAGCGTGTTTATCATAATATATATTATCACCTGTTTTCACCCCTTTTATTAGTTCACCAGCGGATTTTATTATACCTTTACGATATCTTATATCCTCCTTTAACTTATCTGTTAAAAGCAGCCCACCTTTTGTTTTAGTGGGCTTTTCTTTTATTTCTTCTATTACTAAAAATAATCCGACTGCTTTCATTGTTCTCTCATATTACTAATTACACAATCGGTTGACAATATTGTTGTAGCTACAGATACTGCATTCTTTAATGCTGTTTTAGTAACTAATACTGGGTCAATAATTCCAGCTTTAATCATATTTACATCCTTACCATTTTTAACATCGATACCTCTGTTTTTAATTTGAGGGTATACTTCTGGCAAACCTGCATTTTGCAATATTGTTTTATAAGGAGCTTTTATAGCTTCTATAAATATTTTTTGTCCTTCTGTTTTGTTACTTAGCTTGCTAGCTGCATTTAACAAAGCAATCCCTCCGCCCGCAACAATTCCTTCTTTTATTGCTGCTTTTGTTGCGTGTATCGCATCATCAACTCTATCCTTCTTTTCTTTTAGCTCTACGTCGGAATTAGCACCAACAGTTATGACTGCTACATTTCCTGATAAAACGCCTAAACGTTCTTGTAGTTTTTCAGTCTTTAAACTGGGTGTTTTACTATTAAGCTGATCTTCTATTGATTTTATTCTTTGCTTTGCTTCTTCTGGAATATGAGCAACTTTTAAAACTGTGGATTTATTATCAGACACAGCACGCTCGCATTCACCTAGCATATCTGGAGTAATGAGATCTATATCGTCACCAAACTCCTCATTTATATGTGTAGCTCCTGTTACAGCGGCTATATCGTCTAGAAAATCTTTTTTCCAGAAATTAAAGCCAGGAGGCGCTACTACATTTATTTTTATATTTCCTTTTATTTTATTCATAACAACAGCGCTCATAGGTTGTTTTTCTAACTCTCCTATAATAAGTATACTTCTGTTGTTAGTTACAGCATACTCTAATACTGTTTGTATTTTTCTAATTGTTGTTATTGGTGAAGACACTAACAGCACTAAAGGTTTTTCTAAAGTTACATTTTGCTTTGCAACATCGGTAACTAAATTAGGATTTGCAAAACCCTGATTGATCTGTGAGCCAGTTACAACCTCTACAGTTGTTTCTTCAGACTTACCGTCTGTATCCATAAGAACAACACCATTCTTACCTACTTTTTTAAAAGCTTCCCCGATTATACTACCTAATTCTTTATCGTTGTTAGATGATATAGAAGCAACTTGATCAATCATAGCCCCCTCGACTGGTATAGATACTTTTTCTAAGTACTTTACAGTTTTTTCGTAGCAATCGTTAATATCGGTTTTAATGTCTCTTAAAGATCCTTTAAATCCTTTAGCTTGATTAAGTATTGAATGCGCTAATACTGTTGCGGTTGTAGTTCCATCACCAGCTTCGCTAACTGTTTTCCTAGCGGCTTCTTTTATAAGTGTTGCCCCTATATTTTCAACAGGATCTTGTAAGTTTACCGAGTTAGCAACCGTAACCCCATCTTTTGTTATCATAGGTCTACCCATGAAGTCTTCTAAAATAACACACTTACCGCTAGCGCCTAGAGTAGAGCTAACGGCTTGTGTTAATTTTGTAATACCTGAAAACACTTTATCTTGAGCATCGCTACCAAAGTTTAAGTGCTTCACTATTTCTTGTGAATTTTGCATTAGATTAAATTAAATTATAATTGTATTATTTAAATGTTTTTACTACTTTAGGCCCGTTAAGAAAATCTAGTTTTTTGTTGTAATGTTCAACAGAACTGTCAATTGCTTGTTCAGCGCCTTCCATAGTTTCACGACGAGTAACATCGTGCCAAGTTTCTTCATTTATAGAATCTTGGTATTCGGTTTGATAAAATCCATTTGGTAACTGAACTATTCTCCAGTTTTCTTTTTTAGCTACATGCTTCCAAAGATTAATGGTTTTTTCGGATACTTGTGGTTGACTATTCCACGTGTTTGTAGTCTTGTAATAAAACGTCATTGGTTTTGGTTTTAAGTTATTAATTGGTTGTTTACTGCCACCATAGCAGTTTGGGGTATATTATTTTTTATTAGACTTGCTAGCAGTTACTTTGCTTTCACCTTTAGTAACAGTAACGTCGTTATCAGTTACGTCTACCTGCATTGGGTCTTCTTTTTTATCAGCTAGTTGATCTATTAAACTTTTAATTATTTCAATTTCAGGTTTTTCTTCAATTTCTTTAGCACCAACGATGTGTTGCAAAATACCTATCATTGCCATTGCTGCAGTAGATACAAGCCCTATAACCGCTGTTAAAGCTCCACCTTCTAAAGATGTTGAACTTACAACACCGATAACAACTAGTACCGTTATATAATTAATCGCATGTTTTCCTAAATGTCTAGAGGCGATTTCTTTTGCTGTACTTTTAGCATGTATCTTATCGATTTCTATTTTAGCTAAAATTTCTTCTTGAGTGTTTGTTTTCATTTAATTATTTTTTATGTATTTTCTGTACTTTAAATTCAGCATATAAGCTGGCTCCTTTGTGTTTTACAAATTTACCAGTGTGTTTCATAAGTTTATAACCTTTACCAGCTTTCATCCAGTGATGACCAGCAGGAGCTTTTACCTTTTTTACTTTCATTTCTTTTTCTTTTTCTTTTTCAAAGCTCTAAAGTCAGCGCTAGTTATTTTTGTTCTAGGCGGAGCAATTCTTGCGAGTCTTTTTTGTTTTGGTGAATATTTACTAAAAGGCATAGTTTATATATTAAGCGTTAGTTACTGCACTAGCTCCAAATACTTCAGCAAGCCATATTTCAGCTGCGTTAGAAGCCCCAGAGGCTAAACACGTTATTCTTACTACAGTTCCAATCGCAGCACTGTTTGGTATTGTAAGTGTATCCCCAGCTACATCTGTTATTGAAGTAGCACCATTAAATCCATACATTAAGAATTTATCGTTACCGTCTGTTCCGTTTGTATTTACTGTAACAGTTTTACTACCATTTACAGCGGTTGTATTTACAAATGTATAATGAATACCGGCTTTATTTGCCGCATCAATAGCAGGTAAGTTAAATACAATGTTGTTAGTATCTGCATCACAGTGTATAATAGCTCCGGATTGCCCGGCTGATAAGGTAACTGTTTTATCGCCACCGTCAGCTGTTACGTTTAGAATAGGGTGTTTAAATCCAAAACCATAACCCACAGCAGTAATATCTGAATCTTGCTGAGCAGTACCACCGTCGTGTATCTTAGCCACTTCGGACCCGTCATATTGCTCTATTGTTAAATCTTGAGAGTTTACAGCGGCAACTAATTTTCTATTTAAATAAAGATCTTTATAAGAGTTAGTAGAATTTCCTAAAGAACAACCGACTGTTGAACCAGGATTTATATTAGTGATCGATGAATTACCAATTACAGCAGTGTTATTACCTGTACCTACAGCCTCACTACCTATTACGATTTGGTTTTCTGCTCCTCCTGCATTAAACGTTACATTATACCCTAAAGAAACATTATTTGAACCTGTTGTAATAGTTTTACCAGAGGCACCTCCTAGTATGGTATTTCGTACACCAGTTGTTACATTCTCTCCGGCATCATCTCCAACAGCTGTATTGTTCATGTCTGTGGCTCCCGAAGGATCTTGATTCTGCAAAGCGTCGTTACCTACTGCTACAGATCTAGATCCGTCAACATTATCACCTAAAGCTCCTCTACCGATAGCTATATTGTCAAAACCTATAGTATTCGAGTCTAAAGCGAGTGCTCCTACAGCTGTATTCCCTGTTCCTGTTGTAATATCTTTACCAGCATAACTACCTATTAATGTATTACTAGTAGAAGTTGTTACATCTTTACCAGCTTCATAACCAATAGCAACGTTATGACTTAATCCGTCAGCGGGTTCTGAATTGTATAACGCATAGTAACCTATTGCAACTCCACCGTCACCATCTATGTTTTCATATAAGGCATAAGTTCCTAACGCAGTATTGCTATGCCCTGTTGTAGTACGGTATCCTGCGTGATTACCAAAAAAGGAGTTTTGATCACCTGTTGTTATAGCCGCACCTGCATAATTACCAACTAAAGTTCCGCCGTCCATTGTTGTAGCGTTTAAGCCAGCGCTTCTACCTATTCCTATATTGCCATCAGGGTCATCGCCGTCTGTGGCTAGACTAGAAAGAGCTGAATAGCCTATTGCGATATTACCGTCTCCAACTGTTGAAGCATCTAATGCAAGTGTCCCAATCGCTACGTTATAAGATCCTGATGTTACTGATTTTCCAGCATTATGCCCAACAAAAACACTGTTTCTTCCGGTACCGCTTACCGTTATAGCTGCTCCAGCTTCTACACCTATTAATACATTCTGTCCTGCTGTGGTTATAGCACCACCGGCGTTATATCCAATAGCGATATTTTCATCTCCAGTTGTTATAGCATTTAAAGCCGTAACTCCAACTGCTACATTCTTTTGAGCCGTACTGTCGGTTGCAGTAGGATCATGTCCTATATATAATGAGTTATCAGCAATAAGTACATCTGATAAATCATTTAAGCTAAACGTATCCCAAGTTGGTACAGCGCCGTCGCCTGCAGATCTTAGTACTTGACCAGATGTTCCAGGAGTGCTAGCTCCTAAGTTTAAATCACCAGTTATCGTTAAGTTAGTTACAGTTGCAGCTGCGGCAGATTCGCCACCAATTACAGCGCCGTCAATTTCTCCACCTGAAATATAAGCAGTCGATGGATCAGCATCGGTACCTAATTGATCGATGTATGCAATACCATCTATATAAAGGTCTTTCCACTGAG